TTGTATATATTTATTTATTAGCTAATTTAGATTCCTGTTTTAAAACTACCTTACATGCGTAGTCAAATTCCTCTGGTGCAGTATGAATGTTTTGTGCATCATAAGCCTTAATTACAAATGTTGATTTGTTTTCAGTAATTGATATTAGTGTTCCATCTAATTTGACAGTGTAGTTTTGGAAGGTCTTTTTCATAATGATTCTTTTTTTCGTTATTGATTTGTTATTAGTTATTTATTTATATATAAATATAATCAAAAATACGCAAGAAAAAAAATTTCTCACGTATTATTTTTAGAAAGTTATTAACAATTAAATGTTATTGAGCCTTGCCGTCTACTATGGCAGTCCAAATGTAATTCTTATCCTGCCAATTTCGCCTTTTAGTATCCTTCTTCTGCACAGCCTTAGCTAAGTCCATCTTTTTAACTCTTTTTGCAGACTTACCTTCAAAGTATCTTCTTTCTTTGTATTCGTCTAGCTTCTCAGAGTCCTTTATTTGCCTCTTAAATATCTTTAGTGCCTTCTCTAGATCTCCATAAGTAGGACCTGGAACCTTAACTCCTCCTGGTATACCTGGTATGATAAAGTCTGAACGCTTACGGTAATTCTTTATTGGCTTACCTGATCTGTCCCTTGGGGTGTGTTTTCTTTTATCTTCTGACATAAAATGTTTTTTGTTTATTTTTAATATAATTTAATATAAACAATTTCTGCTTAATAAAAAAATTTATTTGATATTTTTTTTCATCCAGCCAATAACATATCTCATAAGCTCAGTTTGTGCAGGCTTAATATCACCTTTCTCAGTCATAGGTCCAGTCTTCCATTCAAGCCATCCGTCTTTTATCAATGACAAACCTTCACCTAGATCTCTCATGCCTTCAATATATTCTTCTCTGATTGGGCCTGATAGTTCATCAACAACCTCAACCTTTTCTTTGACAACCTTGTTAGGACTCAATACTGGATTCCACTTCATCTTCTTAAGCTTAGAGGAAGGTAGTTCACCTAAGTATGCATGTTCTTTTAGTATATTTTTTAGTTTCATTTTTATATCCCTATGTTTGAATACATTACCATGTCTTTTATTGCACGTAATGCTTTTGTTTTAGATTTGTCAAATTCTTTACCATATCTTCCATTACCACCACCCTTTTGAGCATTAGCTACCTGATTCATAAGCTTTTGAAGATTTTCAGCTTCTTTGTTCTTTCTCATCTTTGGAGCTGCCTCTTTAATTGGTTCGTGTGATCTTTTCCAACCATCATACCTTACTTTTCCAAAGTTACTTCTTCCAGTTGCAATACCTCTAAAGCCTCCAACGGATTCATTTACTGATTCACCTACAAAATCTTTCATATACTTCTTTTTTAAGTCTGTATTGATTGCCTTAGCTAGGTGAGAGATATTATACTTCAAAACATCTTTTTCTGTAGAACCCCCATTAATGAGTTGGCTGAGCATATGACCTGTTGGTATATATGTATTGAAGTTGTCTTTAGCATACTTAACCATTTTTCCTGCCATATCTGTGACAGTCTTTAAGTCTTTCTTTAAGTTGCCAGAGAGCTTAACAGGTTTTACTGCTTCATTAACACTTCCATCTTCTTCATCCTCAATTGCATTAGATATTGCAGCTCTTTTCTTAGTTAAGTACTCATCTGATGCATCTTCATCTCCATCATTGTCAACGTCTCCGTCCTCCTTACCTACAGCATCCATAGCTTCTGATATTTCATAGTATTTTCCAAGTTTATGGCCTATGTCTTCAAATACAGATTCTAACCTTTGTTGTAAAGTGCTTATCTCTTTTGCAGTCTTTGAGAACTGATCAACAGATCCTCCAATACCTTTTACATCATTCTTTACAGTGACAGAGTCAAACCATCCATCAGTCTCTTGCAAGGCTAATTGGCCAGCTTGTGAAGTCATAGTCTTTATAGCCTCAACCATATCATTTATCTCGTTTGTTCTGTAAACCTTTGATGCAAATTCATTAAAGCTTTTTACAGCTTCTAGAACTTCTCTTTTTTGTCTTGAAGATAGCTTTTCCTGCTCATTCTCCATAAGATTTGAAAGTTTTATACCCATTGTGTTTTCTCCTATTTCAGTTTCTATTGTTTGTAGATCTATATCTGGCTCATCTACATCTTTTGGTGCAGGTTTTGCCTTCTTATTATAATTATCAAGCTCATCATCAGAAGTTTTAATCTCCTGAGGTGGCTTAGGTAGCATATCATTGTCTAAAAGTTCTGATAGTCTAATCATCTTCTTTTTCTCGGTAAAGAACACTTGCAAGTTAGTTCGCATAGCATTTCTGATATTATGTTTTCTACTTTATTGTATTTATTTGCTTTTACTTTTTTTGGTGAGTATGATTCATTAACTCCAGTTGCTTTGCTTGTTGGGTGCATAAATGCCCCATGAGTAGAAGGGTTTGAAACAAAGTCCCAACATACTAACTCAAAGTCATCTTGTACAATTAGAGTATCCTCTCCTGTGTCTTCGCATATCTCATTATTTACTGAACCTAAGCCTCTTGATGATATACCTAACTTAATATCACACTTAAGTAGCTCCTTCAATATATTTCCAGATGGTGTACTTAGCACTTCAACCTTACCCATCAAGTCATCACCTTCCCACCATATCTTACTGATGTTGTGTGATGCATTTGAAAGATTAACTACTGATGATTCTGGGTGGTCAAGTTCACCTAGAGCTCTTCTCTCCTTAATTTGAGTTGCATTGTATTTATTTGCCTCTCTCATAAGTACTTCTTTAGGATAGACTCTTCCATTCTGATTCTTTGCACCAGATCTTTGTAGCACACCTTGCACTATTATCTTTCCATTATTCTTTTGCTCAGACTCAACTATTTGTTGTCTAGTTATCTGAAAGGGTATTGTGTCTATTAGTATTTGCTTCATGCTTTTATCCACGATTGTCTTTTTCTATATAAGTCGAAGAACACCTTAGCAACCTCTGCCCTAATTAGTGATCTCACCTCCTGTTCAGTAAGCTCCTCCTTAATTATTTTCTTTGACTTTTTCATTAAAATTTTCTCAACTTTTCACCTATCCGCATCATTCTTTCAGATATACTATAAAGACCTTTTCTTGTTGACTTCCAGTATTGACGGTTATCAATACCATCCTCAGTCTTAAGCTTTATATTCTGATTGATAATTCTTTCTATCTTAATAAGTTTGCTATGAACTTCTTTTATTGCACTATTCACTTTAGTCTTAGAAGACTTGGACTCATCTTTTTTGTAATCGTTATATGAGATTTCATGTATTGCCTTTTGCATTCTCACAAATGTTGATTCCTTAACTTTTTTATAACCTAATACCTCAGCATTCTTATTCTCGTCTTCCTTCTTTTTCTTGCTAAAAGCATTAGGAGTCTTATAAGGTCCTGCGGCATCAGATGTATTGTTCTCATCTATGTCTTCTTTTTTATAGTCTTCCCAGCCCTCTAATAGGCTATCTAACTTTTTACTTAGTGACATTCTTAAGCTCCTTTATAAGTGAGTGGGATCTCATACATGAAAGTATGTGTGTCTCATTAATTGTTTTTATGCCTTTTATTTTGATAAGTTGCATTTTTACTTCATTTAGCTTAATGTTAACAACCTTATCTTTGACCTTCTTACTTAGTAGTGATATTGCTTTTGATATTACTTCTATCTCATCACTAACAACTTCTCTTAGTGTATTTGTATTTGATATATTCTCTATGTAAGCCCTAAGTAGCCTCTTTTGGCTAACACCTAGCCTTGATCCATACTTACTATTAAACTTCTCTAATAAGATTTTATATGATAGTAACCTTAAGTCTTTATCATGCTTAGTAAGCTCACCTTCTACTTCATTAATCTTCTTTTTCTTGGACTTAGGCTCCGTAATGTTTTCAATTATAAAGTATCTTGAATTTACTGTCTTTGTAGGACTTATGCCATTCCCCTCGAGGATACTCCAGATTGATGCATTCATCTTATAAGTTGGTACCTTCGTCCTAAAAAAGTCTTCTATTATATAACACCTTTTAATCTCCTTAATAAGATTGTATTTTTGCTTATTTAATAAAGCCTTATTTATCTTATTAAATTCTAATACCACTGTGTCAATAAGCCTTTCTGCCTTTGCTGCTGAATTGAACTTTGTCTTTTGAAGAGTTTGATATAATTCCAACTCTCTATTTAGTGAAGTTCCTCTTCTAAAGAACTCTTTTACTAAGGATACTGCAGGTGAATTTTCATTCCCTAACATCATATCATTAGTAATTTGTCTCACTAACAACTCAAACAGTATGCCTGTGTTCTTATATTTTGAATGTCTGTCTCTGGCCATTAATTTCTCCTAAGTTGTATATACTTATATGTTATAAATATCATGCTACTTTATAAATTGTCATCTAAAAGATTATTTTCATTTAATAGCCCACTATCTACTTTCTTGCTATCACTGAATAATGATCTTACTATTTTTTCGTTTTGTTCTCTAAAGTCGTGCCTTATAGATCTATCTCTATTCTTATGGTCTGACTTTCTCTTCTTCTTACCTAAGGGATCTCTTCCTCTAGCAGACTTGTCTGTTCCAGGCTTAGGGCCTTCCTTTGGCCTACCTTGTCCTGGCTTATTCTCTGTGACATCATCGCTTCCAAAGAAGTTTGTTACGTCTGGTGCATCTGGTTCAAAGCCACCTTCTTCACCTTCAGGAGCCTGAGACCCCTGCTGTAATGCCCAATCAGTTGATACAGCAATCTTTGATACCTTAGGATCATTTCCATCCTCAAGTTCTTGATATAAGAATGTTCTTTTTCTATCTTCCTCAACTTCTGATCTATTTCTTTCTATATCTTCATCACTCATATTAAATATATTTTCATATATCCATTTTTCACCTAGCATCTTACCTGATTGTATATCTGTTGCTAGTGTCATTTTACTAGACCATAGCTCAACCTGTTCCTGTTCATAGATCTTAGATGGGTTAGTCAAACTTAGTGAAAAGTTAACTAAGTCTTCTCCATCCAACCCTTGAGCATGTAAGTGTACTATTGCTATTTTGGTTAATTCTGAAGCAACAATCTTTTGTATTCTCTCTATTGTTCTTGCAAACCTCACATCCTCAGCTGCTAATGTAGCCTTGCCACCAATACCTTCATCATACCCTAAGAATGCCTTTGGTATCTTTAGTGCTGCAAACATTCTATTTCTTAGGTATTCAATATCCTCAATTCCTCCAAACTCCATACCTGAAAGTGATTCGATTTCAGTACCAGACTGACCTCCCCTAACTGGTAGGTAAAAGTCTTCCATCATATTCTGTAGATTAAATTTAAGATTGTAGTTTCCTGTATCTTGGTCAATGAATGGAGTCTTCTTCATAGAAGTCATTACCCTTTGCATATATTGATCAACCTCGTTAGGTGGTATGTTTCCAATATCAACCTTAAACACTCTTTTCTCTGGAGCCCTCATAATTCTGTGAATCATCATTGCGTCCTCCATAAGTGTCAATTGTTTCCAGTTCTTTCTAGCACCTTCGAGCATTGACTTACCATAAGGGAGGAAGTTTGCATCACTTATCATTCTAAGGTGAGCTATTTCATAGTTTTCATACTTTGTTGTATTTGCTGTAGATGCAGCATAATTTCCTGCACCACCAAGAGATGGGTCATGATGGAATATAACAGATTCTGGCTTAGATGGATCAAAGCCCTCCTCTCTTAGCATCTCATAAGGTGTAATTGGAACTACATTAGTTACACCATACTTCTCTGTTATATCTAGTTTAAGATAAAAGTCTCCATACTTAACTAAGTTTCTAACCCATGGCCATAAATTAAACTCTATGTTTAATATGTCATAAAATAGATTATGCAATATCTTTTGAGTATCATCATTTGAACTCTTTATGCTTAGTATATCACCATATTCATTCTTCATTGTTGACTCATCAGCATAAATATCTAATGCAGATGCTATAATAGAGTCTTCATCCATCATTTCATAGTCTGTAAATAGCTGTAGTCTATGTGTGTGATAGTTTTGCTGAAAGTTATACCCTGTATTTCTTGATGATGTATATAACCTGTTAAATCTATCAACCAGTCTATTAGTTTCTAGGCTTGAAGCCTGTACTTTGTTTATATCAACTACCTTTAACTTCTTTTCACCTGTCCTTCTAATTATTGTTCCAGTTGAAAATAATGTTTGTAGTCTTCCAAATAATGTTTTATCTGCCATAATTTATTCCTATTTTATTAACCAAGTTAAATCTTCGTCTGGGCCTCTTCCGCCCATTTTCATTTTCCAAGGGTCATCCCGTAGAGGGCTTGTATTACTAAACCCTCCATTACCAGTCTTACTCATCAGCCTTAATGCATTCTTATTCATTGCCAGTCCTTCATTTCTTAGCTTTAATGCTGAGTCTCTTACAAATAGTCCAATTGCAAAGGCCATCACTAAGTCGTCATTATATCCACTTTGAGCCTCTGGTCTATTATTCTTCCAAATAAATACAGATAGCTCATCTAGCAATCTTCTTGACTTTACTATGATGTCCTTTTCTCTAAAATAAATATCAAGCTTAGACACTAAAAGTGGTCTAGTTCGTGAGGAAGTTGTAAAACCTGGTACCATTTGAGACTTATCTTTTAAGTCGTACCCTTTTGTTAAGTGAGTGGTAGCATCTGTTACCCCTTCATGTTTGTATGTATAATATAAGTTCTGATAGTCTCTGTCAATCGCAGCCTGTATCGCTGCCCAACCTACATTCGCATTCTCTATCACCAATAAGGCATTATTCCATTCAGTGGCTACCGAAACTAACATATTTCCGTAGTCCTTTGTACTTGCTTGGCCTTTATACTCTGCAACCTGCTTTAGACCTTGTACATCCAATACATGGAATGCTGAATAGTCACTTGAATCTCCTCTTGATACATCGGCCACCACAACATAGTCTTTTGAAAAGTCTGGGTATTCCCATAACCAATAATTTGAATCATGGCCTCTCTTCTCTATTGGATCCTCTGCATGATTCTCCTTATACCACTCAAGTATCTTTGGGTCAACTACAGATGCACCAGAACTAATAAAGTCACAGTCACATTCTTGAGCTGCCATCTTAGGTCCTAGTAGTCCATCTTGTTTGTCTCTCCAAGCTTGTTCTCTTTCTGGGTGAAGTGACCAGTGTAGCCTTATTGTATTAAAGTCATTCTCTCCATCCTCAGCCTTTACCCAAGTTTTATGAAAGAAGTTACCTACACCATTAGGTGTGGATAATATAATTGCCTTACCACCAGTTGCAAGTGTCTGTTGAGATGATGCCCATATGTCATCTATTCTGTCTACGAATGCTGCCTCATCAATTATAAGTAGCGATAGTGCCTCTGATCTACCTGCATCTCCACCAGATGATACTGCCTTTATCTGAGATCCATTTGCAAATCTAAGTGAAAGCTTATTATCTTCTATTGACCTATTCTTTAGCCATGATGGTAGATACTGGTGCATTGTTCTAACCTTAGTAACTAAGTTCTTTGCAACATCTTGTTTAGTTGCAATTACTAAGCAATTAAAGTCATCTTGAAATATCATATGCCATAAAGATATACCAGCTGAAAGAGTTGATATTCCTAGTTGTCTAGACTTTAATATGATATTATAGTCATGCGTTGCAAATTCACCTATACACTTTTCTTGGAATGGAAATAGATTAAAAAGAATCTTTCCCTTTGTTGGATGTTGGATGTAACAGTACTTGCGCATAAAGTGCACCGGGTCAGTGGCACACTTTTGATATTCTTTCGCTATTAATTGTTTGATATTCGACATAAAACTACCTTAAGTTAATATAATAAAAATTATTGAAACAAAAAAATTTATCTATTACTTTTTGTTTCTCTTCTCAATAGACCTACCACCAAAATAGGCACCAATAACTGTAATTAAGACTAGTTGTAACAGATCTGTCCACTTAGCCTCTACATTGAATGCTATTGTTCCAGCATCAATAAATATCATTAACACTGTGCATACTACTAAGAATATGAGAACTAATGGTCTTACATTCTTTGATAACCAAGAGTCTGAATTCATATCTGCTGACCAGCGATCAGTTATATTTGCCTCCATCTTTGCTTCATGGTTAGTAATTAATTCTTGTATCTTTCTTTGTGCTTCTAGCTTTTCCTCTTTTGATGTTGTTAGATTATCTAGAACACCTCCAACAGACTTAACTAGTTCTCCAGCACCTGCTGAAAATATCTTTCCTAAAATTCCACTCATAACTTATTCTCCCTATTTTTAGTATTCAAATGGTGGTGTACCATAATCTTTCTGTTGTATTCCATACCAAGTGCCTCCACTTAGATAGTACCACCATCCATGTTTGTTATCTTCTATAATCTTAAACTTACCTTTTGGTAGAGGGGAGGCCTTCTTAGAAGCTCTTGCTATATACTTTAGCACAGGGACTCCATCATCCCAAGTCTTTTTTGTTGACCTTGCAGATACAGTCTTGCGATTTTCTGTATTTGTTGCAGTATATACCTTAAATGCAGGGTCATCAGCTAAAAAAGACTTAAATACATCTTCATTAATTGCCTCATCCATATCAATTGGCTCACCTTTAACAGCATCATTAAAGTTGGCCTCGGCTTTCTGAACAATCTTGTGATATTTGATCAAAGAGTCTTTTAGCTTTTCTTTCTTTTTAGGGTCCGATTCTTTAACAAAAGCCTTTCTTATCTTCTGTTGTTGAAGCTGCACCTTTTGGAGTGCTTCTACAGCAATAGTAAACTTCTTTGTCATAGAGACTTCTAAGACAGACATTATCTCTTCTTTTATTAATGATTTAATATCCATCATAATTATGCCCTCATATCATAGAATGACTTATCCATGTCTACTTTCTTCAATGCAAGCTTAAACTTCTTATATGACACCTGTATTTCTCTTGCATTCTTAATCATATCTTTTCTGTAGTAATCTTCCTCAGAGAATCTTCCTGTATTGCCATCTTTGCTATCCCTCTCCTTACCTTTAACTATTGAATTTTCAGCTTGTATAAAGTACTCAAAGCTTCTAATGATATTTGTGTATGCACTAGTTACAATATCTAGATAACCATCCCATCCTCGGCCCACCTTACCTTTTTTAAGCATACTAACTTTTAACTCAATAGACTTTCCGTATTCCTTGACCACTGCATCCACCATCTTTGCAACCTGCTTGCCTGGGTCTGAGTCACCTAGCCTTTGGTTAATTAACTCTTCATATCTTTTTTGGTTATCTTCTTTGACCTTCTTTGCAGAGATAAGTGCAGTTGCACCTGCCTTTGCTTCTGATCTTTCACCTGTCTTGCGATTAGTTCCGTGGTCTTTAGCAGCACCAATATAATCTACATTCCATACTTCATCAGCAATGCTATTGAATCTCTTAAAGTTATTCATCTCTTTAGCACGCGTCCCCATAGCGTCATTGCTTCGTCTAAAGGAGGTACTCTTAGTTGTTGAATAAGATTCTCGGGAGACATATACAATCTTCTTTCCTATAGTAACACCTAGAAGATTAGGGCCAAATATCCGCTGGTCCCATGAATCTTTTGAATATGGGTTGTCTTTGGCTTTATTAATAAAGAAGAAGTTCATACCCTTACTAGTATCTAAACCCTTCTTTGTAAAGCTATCAGGCACCTGATCCCAAGCTATTCCGTGTGCATTGTGTAGCATCTGAAATACATCTTTATCTCTACCTTTTAGCCTCTTCTTAATCATTGCGACATTTTTAGATGCAAACTTCTCTGTTATCAATGCAGCCTTGCCTTCTGTAGTTAACTCAATAAAGCACTCTTTTACTAAGTTTGTTAAATCTTTTTTATTCATTTTTATTCCCTGTTATTTATATCTATATTAATAATAAATATCAAATTAGTTCCAAAATATAAGCTTACCAAGTATGCCTAATACTGCGATCCATACCGACCAAATTGCACCATTTGCTTTCTTTCTAAATTCTGTGTTACGATTTACTCTAGATATAGTCCCATCATCTGGGTCTAATAGCCTAATCTTAATTTCTCTTATGTCGGCCTTAAGCCCTAATAGCTCCTGATGGAGTTGTTCGTTAGTTAGTCTCGCCATTTCTTAGCTCCTTCCTTTAATTCTTTTACTCTATCATTAAATATAAGTTCTAATTCTTTGACCCCTTGGCCACCAGTCCACTTCTCAATTGATCCATCTTCTGTAACATATTTTTCACCTTCCCTTGAAGACAAGAATTCAACATATTCAGATTGTATATTTGCAATCCATGCATCAAAGTTCTTTCCGTGTTCTCTCTTAAAGAACTCTTCTCTCTTTCCTTCAATTATCATCTTAGTTTCCCACTTTACATGACAATGAAAGCAGTGCTTCATTAGATTCCATGCACCTTTATCAAATTTGTGCTTCATCCTAGTATTACACTTAGGACAGCTAATAGGTACTCTAAGTAATTCTCTTGCTACATCTAACTTTGTAACATTTTGTCTTACTCCATCCTTAATGGTCCATGTCTTCCCTCTTTCGGTCCAGACATTACCTTCTACTTTCTTTATTCTTTTTGCTCTATAACCTGTTTGTATTTCTGTAGCTGTGTTGTAGTTGCCTGTTGCCAGGTTTCTCATCCTACTTACTCTACTTTCTTTTATTGACTTTTTCATATAACTATATTAAATCTTTTAATTTACCTACTATTATTCCATCAGCCATAGAACCCTTCCCTTTTGGGTTCCACCAATCTTTTGGCTGGTCTTTTAGCCTTGCTGATGTCTCTTTATTTCTCTTTGAATATGACTTAACTCCATCTTGCGCACTTGTCTTCATCTTTCTATTGTAGTTTTTAACCTTATCAAGATCATTAAGCTTTGTTGGTTTGTTCTGCTGTCTTCTATATTTTCCACCAGGTTCTGGAGTACCAGCCTCAGGTGCATCTTCTGGTGATAGTTGACCTGCCCATGGCCAAGCCTCTTCATCTCCAGTGGATAGGTTAACATAGTTTAAGCTTTCAGGAGGAATATGGTATGTGTTGTCACCATGACCTCTCCATGTTCTTTGTTCTGGGCTTAATGGTGGGGTATCATCTCTAAGCTCACCTGCATGCTCTTCCTCGCTGTCATATATAGCATCAGCTACTGGGAATTGTACTTGTGTCATTCCTTTACCTAGACCAGAAGGAGAGACATGTCTCTCTCTACCTGCCTTAACATATATACCATCTGGCCATGCATCACCACTTGGTAGACCTACATCAGTAGGTGTGTGTTCTAATATCTTTTTCAACTTTATCATATAATATAAATATCTTCTCTCAACTTAAAAATGTTATTAAAAGTATATCATTCCTGTAATTTGGTTTATTGGTGCAAATGCTCCTGTTAATTTATATGTGTTCCCTTTGTATACAAATACTAGACCTTCGGTAGGTACAATAGTACTAAACCCTCCCATTGCAGCAATTTTGTTAAGTTGTGCAGATAGCTTATTCATATTCTTTATATCACCACCTTTTCTAACATGCTTAATTGCAGCTGCAACTTGCTTTCTCATGTTTTGTACTGTCTTATCTGGGTTTGCAGCAAGAAAGCCATCTACATTCTTAAGTACCTCAGCTCCTAACTCAAAGAATAGAGTCTCAAAAGCAAACATATTCTTTTTTACTTGATCAGCATGTTTTAGCTTATCAAACTTAATTGCTTTAGCTAGTGAACCTTCATCTTCTATTGTCTTCTTATTTAGCCTGAAAGACTTATCAAAGAATGCCCATCTCTTGACTAAGCCCATCTTAACTGTATTGTTAACATCTCCTAGATTCTTACCTATAAAGCTTTCCCACCAAGCTTGATGATATTCACCAAATGTATTTGAATCCTTCATGCCATATTGTGACATTAATTTAGACAACCTTTTAATAAAGTAGGACTGCTTATCAGAGAAGTCTTGATGAGGTTTCATCTTAAGAACTTTTGGTCCAATAACTTTAAAATTCTTTTGTACACTTGCATTAACTTGGGCTATCATTCCTGCCAAGATTCTAGCTCCATCATTTACTGCACCAATTGCTTTGCCGTCCTTATATTGTAATACATTATGAAATTGTAAATATGGTGCATCATAAGTTATTACGTTTGCGGAAGCAGGGTACATGATTTCCATATTAACCCAGTTATTACCGTTATTAAATATCTTATCTCTTTGCTTGTCACTTAGACTTCCAATAGATTTAGACAAATCATTCATTGCATAATTAAATGCTTTCTCAATGTTTCCTCTATTCTCAAACTTCTTTGCAACAGCCTTAGAGTCCATCCCACCTCTTTTAACATCTCCAGTATTCCTTGCAGCCTTTAAGCCTTTGTTCCAGCTTATAAATAGATTTTGGCCATCAGTCTTTTCTGTAGCTACTTGGTTTAGATCAAGTCTTCCCTGTAAGGATGTTCTTATTATTTCTTTAAAGTCACCAAATGTTAGACCTTTATCATCAAATGGGTGAGCCATGTGGCCGTATGCACCACCTTCAGTTATTAAACTTTCTGCTAGCATGTCACCATTTGCCTTAGTTTTATCTTTATTCTTTTTACCCACTTCAGCACCTATCCAGTTAACAAACTCCCAGCCTATCTGAGATGCTATTCTTATAATGTGCTTTTTATATTGAGTGAATGCAGGTCTTGGTTCTAAGTCTTGAAAGACATTTGTTCCAGACATCTTACCCTTAATTCCAGTCGACCAATATGAAACTGCACCAGTAGGGCCCTTAGGGTATTGTGTATCGTGAAAGAAGAATTCATCTTCTCCTGCTATATAATCTAACACCTTCATTCCTCTGTTAACATCCTTTTCTAGTGCGCTTCCAAATCTTTTCCATGACTTTTGATTTCCCCACCATCCACCAGGACCATCATCTACTTCTGTTGCACTATTTGCTGTAGAGAATGTTGATATTTCTTTTATTATACTTGCTATGCTTTTATCAATACAGAAATTTTCCATAATCTCTGTTAGTGATTCTAGCTTACTTACTATAAGATTGTAATTTTTTGTGTGGCCAAATATTCCCTTAAATAATTTTACTTTTTCTTTCTTATCTATTGATGTGTCACCTAAAGCCTTTCTAATAGTTGTACCTGACATCTCACCATATCCACTAACCTTTAGTGATACATGAGGTGCCACTATTATGTATGCGCCTTCCTTATATCCTACATCAGCT